GACGCAGCCGGTCGATCTCGGCAATCAGTCGATCCAGAATCGCAATCGTTCCGATGGGTTCGCGCGGTACGCGGTAGTTGCGCAACGCCTCGACGTGAGAACTCGCGAGTTCAAGTATGTTGGTCATGTTCCCCTCCCTTCGCCTCAGCGGCTGTTATCGGCCGTGCGGTTAGGTCGTCAGGTCGCTTGGATCGGCTCCCGTATGTGTTTGATAATCACAACAACGTCACGCTCATACCGCTTTGGCGGCGGAGGCGGACCTGGCGACGGCTTTACTGCCAACGGATCGTAAAGCGGGTTTGGCGTTCCGTCGCTCCTAAACCGATGTGTCGGTGGCCATTGTGGTGCGTTACTTCCCATCGCATTTCTCGGCTTTCTTTGCCAATGCCCGCCAGGCCGAGAGTTCGGTCGAGCCGTAGGCTACAATGTGTGTCTGCTGAACATTCGCAAGGTTCGCCCAGGCGCCCCAGCGCGTCTCAGCGGGGCAAAAGACAGACCTAGTTACGCCAAACTGAGAGGCGTTCTTTGTCAGCATCCTTTTGATGCTGGCGATATCGTTGCTCAGTTTCACAGTTTCCTCCTGCCGCCTCGGCGGCTGCTTCGATTGACGTGTGTGGGCGGTTGTACTCAACAACGTAACCCAAATCTATTGACACATGATGCCCCTGTTTTAATGCGTGATCTCGTCCTTTACGTTGGGCAACCAGATAATCCTCGCACCGCCAACGGCAATCTCTGCACTCAGCGATTGCATGGATCAACCCTTTCGTTGACGACCGCATGATTCGTCCTCTATTTTCGCCACCATCCGCCGAAACGCCCCCGGCCGGCAGCGGAGCCGGAAAATCAGCCCGTCGTCGCCGCGTAGGTAATGCACTCTCAGTCGCTTGCGCTTCGGCGGACGGATGGGCGGGGCCATCGCAAATCCACCGTGGGCCATGCCGCACAGGTACGATCCTATCGCAACGCACATTATTGCTATGAACAGAGTATTCATTTCAGTTCCTTCCCAGCCCAACGGGCAAAGGACTTCAATAAGCAAAAAAAAGTGCCGAACCGTGGCGGAGGCAATAGGTAGTACCGTGGCGGAGGCAATAGGTAGTGAACAAATACGTTGCCCCCCCAATCTGTGCGAATCCGCGACACCGTGCGCGTCCGTCCAGTGCGAACATTGATGTAGGTTTTGCCGACTTCGATTTCTGATGGTCTCATTTGTTCTCCTCGATCTTCACGAACTTGGTCGGTTTGCCATCCAGCCGCGCACGCACAATGACGCCAGGTGTTTCGCGTTGCCGCTTTTGCAGCCACGGGCCTCCTGTCCAGGTTCGGTAACGCTGGCAGAAACCCTCCAGGCCGGCAATCACGTATCTCATTGGTGAGGTGCTGGAATCGTGCAATATCGCTACCGGCAACGTCTCTTTCGGCCGGCCGCGTGGTTTCGGCGGATCGGGTTCAGGCGGCAGGTGCAATTTCCCGTGTCCTTTGGGGCAACCAACGAACAGACTACTGCCGGTCAGTTTTACCCGCTCAGTTCCGCAGATCTCGCAAATGCTCTTAGCCATTGCCGTCCTCCAACATGCTGGCCTGTCGCGGCTGCTTCGGCTCCAGAAGCGGGAAGCGGTTCAACTCGGCCTCGATGCGCTTGACGGCTATGGCAAAGTATCCATGCTCCGTATCGTTTTCAATTCCGATGAAGCGGAAGTTTTCCTTGATGCAAGCCTTGCCCGTGGAACCGCTGCCCATGAAGGGGTCAAGGATGATTCCGCCGGGCGAGGTGACAAGTCGGCAGAGGTAACGCATTAGGTCGGTAGGCTTGACCGTGGGATGGGAATTGCGGCGAGGTTGCCGTTTGGCGTCAACGGGGACTTTTCCTTTTCCATCTTTTCTGTCTATCCAGGTTCGCACGTTGTAACCACCGTCAGAAGCATCGAATCCTTCCGCCGCAACTTCCTCCAGCCCTTCGCATCCTTCGTCCCGATCTTCTTTCGACGCCTTAGCACAGTAGAAGAAGCGCGCGGCGGAACCGCTATTGCCTTGGTACGCATGTTCCTCACCGCCGTTTCCCTTGCCATAAATGCCGTTGGTTCCGAACTTGGCGGCCTGAACTTCTGCCCGAATTGCTCCACTAGATACTTCCGGGAATCCTGCCAGCACTTCGTCGCTGCCGTCGTGTATGAGATTTGCGGGCCAGCGACCAAGGCCGGGCGGTATTACCTGATTGATTCGTTTCTTGTGTCGGAAGAAAGGATCAGGATCGCAGGTTGAATTGTCTCGGCTTCTATCCTCTCCATCTTCTGCCGCGATTCTGCACCCGTCGATATTGATTCCCCCCGTGCCGTACTTGAGGACATTGGCCGCGACTGTGCCGTTCAGCGGCTTGCGGGCTACGATGATCAATTCGTAGGCGGGTTTAAGAGCAGTGCCGTACCCGACCCAATTCAGAAGGCCACCACACTTCGGGCAGATTTCTCCGCTCTCTTGTGTGCGGCCTTGGCTAGAATCCACAGCCTGCGATACATCGGTGTCCCGCACAAGATGCAAGTCACATTCGGTCGTCTGTTTGGTTTTTTCATCATGGGTATATGATACCGTACCCCCGCCACATTTGCAACCGATATTTTTGCTTTTGGGAAATCCTGAACCGAAACACCAGAAGATTGTATCCCGAATCTCCCAGCCCGCGTCCTCGATAGCCACCATCAGCCGATGATGCGTTCGCGTTCCGCCAAATGCCAACAGGTGCGCCCCCGGTTTCGCCGCTCGCAACGCTGCTTCCCAGAAATGCACGCCCGGTATGCCGTGGTCCCAATCCTTGCCCATGAAGTCGAGGCCGTAAGGCGGATCGGTCACGACGGCATCGACGCTCCCCGGCTCCAACTGGGGCAAGACGGCGAGACAATCAGCGTGGTAAAGCTGGATGCTACCGTCAGGCGATGTCCAGTCGGGTCGCATCATCGCTCCTCCAACATGCTGGCCTGACGCGGCTGCTCAAATAGGGACCGCTCTTGCAAACAGCCGGGCGAGAACCAGAGCGCCTCGTTATGGCGGTTCGCGTCGTTGCCTTTTTTCGTCCCTATCGAGGCGGCTGTGCCGTAGGATTTCGACGCCGAGTAGCGGTACAGACGCCACATATCGGGCATCGCGTCCTGATGTTCCTGAACGTACCCAGCCAACACGATCCGATAGCGCGGGTTGTCGCCGTTGGCAATCGCCCAATCGCGGACCTCGATGCTGATGGTGTGGTCGTCGCATGAGTACAAGTCGGCGGTTCGCACGTCGCCCTGGTAGGGCGGGTCAAGGAAAATGCCCACCTTGTCGCCGTAGGAAAGCGCGCCGTTCGTACAGACTCGGCTCCAATCGCCGCAGCACACCCGAACCTTCCGCAGCCGGGCGGCAAGCTGTTGGAAGTAGGCCGTGATATTTTCCGACTGCCGACATTGTGCTTGTGAGTTGCCGTCCCCGAGGTGCGGTAGCTGGCGGTTGACGCCCTGCCCCGCGTTCCCGAGGTGCGGTCGCTTGCGGTTGACGCCCTGCCCCGCGTCCCCGAGGTGCGGTAGCTGGCGGTTGACGCCCCGCCCCGCGTTCGCGAGGTGCGGTCGCTTGCGGTTGACGCCCTGCCCCGCGTTCCCGAGGTGCGGTAGCTGGCGGACGTTGACCACTTCGCCGTTGACCTTCTGCCACGGCCCCTTGCCGCTGCACCAGCCCGAGCCGATCCAAGCGTTTATGCCCCACACCCACCAGCCAGCCACCTTCGCATCGAAGAAGTCGGGGTTGGCGTCCATTTTGGCGATTCGTTCGCGGCCTTCGTTGACCAGCCACAGGTGAATGGCGAACAGGTCGGCCTCGTTCACCGGCCGATCCGCGTAAGGCGCCACGGCGTCGGGGTCGTGTTCCAAGGCCCGCCAGAAGTTCGCCAGAAATTGATCGGCGTCATTGGCTGTTTCGCACGTCCCCTCGTGCCAAGCCGGTCGGCCAAGCAGCACGGCCAGCGAACCGGCAAACGGTTCTACGTATTGTTCCACGTCTCCCAGCGCGGCCCATACCTTATCGGCAACTCGCCGCTTCCCGCCAAACCACGGAAAGGGCGCTTTGCTCCCGTCAGGCGATGTCCAGTCAGCCGTCATGCCGTTACCCTTGTGATCCACAACTCAACCCTCGGATGGTCGGGGTCAATGTCCACGACCGGCTCCGCGTTCCGAATGTTCGTGTCATTTTTTACCAGTCCAGCGTCGGCCAGGCCGTCTCGCGCACTTTTCAGGCTGGCCGCGAGGTTGTCGGGGTCACGGCGACGGTTCACCCTGAAATAGAAATGCGGCTCGACCTCTGCTGCGTCCCACGCGACCACTTCCTTCGCCTCTCGCAATGCTGCCAACGTCGCCATCTTTGCCGACCAGCGATAGTCCCGGACGGCGCGGCTCTTTGCCGCCCAATGGGGCTTGCGATTCGGCTGTAGTAATTGCGGCGGTAGCGGCAACGTCACGATCAGGTCGCTCATTTCACGCCCTCCTTCGCTGCCCGCAATGTCTCGGCCAACTCTTTCAGCCGTTCGATGTCCTCCGCCCCTGAGTACGTGTCATGGGCGGCCAGGTAGCCGTCGATCCACAGCGACAACTCGCGCCGGCGTTCGTTATACATTGGCTTCATCGCGTCGATATTTAGCCAGTCCGGCGGTCGGGCAAATGGCCGCTTGACGAAAAACTGCCGAATCGCTGCCAACGTCAACACGTCAGGCGTGTCGCGGATCAGTTGGGTCGAGTTCCAATGTCTCATGCTTTCCCTTTCAGTCTCATGTCAGTTTCTCCACTTCTGCCAGAACTTCATCCTCTGTCACGGCTGTGTCGGCCCTGCCTCTAATCTGACAGACCTTGGCCCGGTCGTAGTTTTCCGGGTCATACAAGAACTTTAGGGCCAACTGCTGCGCGATCGTCATGCCGGCCAGCGTATCGTGACAGGATGACCCAACACGCATCCAACAACACGACTCCGTTATCGCTTTACTCCGATGCACGCCCCTGGCGATCTCGTGAATCTCCAGGAAATGTCCGATGCCTTCCGGCTGCTCGCACACCCAGCACGTCGGAAACTGCATACCCCAGGTCGAACGGCCGATCTTACAAGTCGGGGATTTCATCGTCGTCCTTTCGGTTCCGCAACTCAGCGAAGATGGGTTTCATTTCCTGGATGATCTTCAACTCGGCCCTTCGGTTGACGGCCCGCAACTCATCCTCGGGCGTCACTCGCCGCACTCTCTCTATCAACTTGTGGTGGCGGGGATCGTAAATGTGCCGCACCCCTTTTGGTAGCGTTGCCGTCAAATAGGCTTCTCTCAGACTGTAGTCGCTGTCGTCGCCGTCTAGCAGCGTTCTGGCTATCACCGTCACGCCCCGATCCGAGTACACGTCCACCAGCCCATCCGCCGTCAACACCACCAACACGATTCGCTTGTCGGCCCGGATGCCGTGTTCGATCTCCGCGTCTACGATCTCCAAAAGAATCTTCCGGCCGTTCGGATGCCCGCGTAACCATGCCGCCAAACTCCGCACGCCGGGAAACGTCAACTCCGTATCTGTCTCAAGGAATTGTCCGGCTGTCCGTCCCATACGTCCCTACTCCGTTCTAGTGCATCGAGCGCGCAACGCCCGCCTCCCGTCACCGCAGTACAATGCCCTGCATCGGCCCACGTCGGACCTCCTCGGCACCGATTTAACGGCTCACGCCGCCGGCCAGGGCGATCAATAGCCCCGACTTTCGGATTTGGCGTGCGGGCTTTCGGGGCTCACCCCACGGCACCCGCACCGTTAAGCCGTGTTGGCAATATGGCCTATGTCCCTCCGGTTCTATTTGCTCTCCAGTTTCACGGGTGGTGGGGCTGTCAACAATTCCCGTAGCAGGCCAAGGTTACTCTCGGCAATGGCTGCGGCCTCGCCGGCCCGATCGCCAGGTAGGTTGCGTGCAATTCCGCAGCAAATGCCTTGTGTTGACTCAAGGTACTTTTTGTCCTTTGCCCAGAGAGTCACTTTGCACGGTTCGCCAATTTTGTAATCGTAGCCAGGCATGGTCTATCCTTTCGGGGGTTATCTGCCACACATTGCCAGTTCGGCGTTAATGTCGTCAAAAGCCCGCATGTATCAATATGCGGTCAAGTATGGGCGTTTTTACGGTCGCCAGACTTCCGCTTCCGTCACACCGCGAACATACAACGTCGCCATCGCCGTAACATTGGGGACACTCAAGGGAACCTTGGACAATCCCCGATCCGTTGCACGTACCGCAATCTTCTCTGCAGCATCCTTTGCACTGGTCACATTCGCAGTTCATATTAGATTCTCTCTTGGCACGTCGGCCACCTTGCGCCACCAGTCGCTTGAGTCTTTCGGCATCAGCGATAGGTCGCGTGGTGGCCACCCGTGGTTCTCGACACAGTACAACGCTTCAGCTTGCCGGAAGGTCCGGCCAGCCCGCTTCATTCGGTAGTACATTTTTTCCCACAACTGCTGCTCGTTCGGTTGGTGGCGGACGCGGCGGGGTCGGTAAACGTCGCCGTCCACCGGCCGCAATGTGCCGTCGATCTGGACGACCATGCGCGATTTCTTGTGGGCGACGAATCCGCACGCTGGGCACGTCCGCCCGCCCGCGCGCACCTTTCCGCACTCGGGGCAGACAATAGGTTCGGCTTGTTTCTTCTCGCGCAACTTTTCCGCCCGTTCGCCCACAACGCGATGGTTGGTCAAGCCAAGCGTCCACTCACGATCTTCATTCAGCGAACCGTGCCGATGCCAGTTGCCACCATGATCCAAGACGATGGCCTTTTCCTTGCCCGTGTCTTTACAGGCCCGCAATAGCCGGCCACCACTCTGGATGTACGAAGTCAGCCCGCCAAACACGGTGGCGAAGATGCCGCACTCGATGAATGGCAGGTCGATCCCTTCCCTGAGAACATAACGATTGCACACAACCTTGATGTCGCCTGCCTGCAATAGTTCGACGATGAGTTGACGGCTTTCTTGATCGGTCCCGTGACACTCGCCGTCTATCCACGTATCGGTCCCGTCGATATGGGCGGCCCGGATGCCCGCTGCCGTGAATTGCTCGGCAAACCAGATCGACTCTTTCACTCCAGGGGCAAACAGCAGCGTCGGCTTCTGTTCAGGGTTGTGTTGTTTCCACGCTTTGACGACGCGGCCGAAAATGCCCGGCCGCATGATGGCCTTGACGTTATCCGCTTCACTCAGGTCTTCACCTACCTGATACTTGCGGATGTGTTTCAGGTCCGGTTCGTCGGGTGCGTAGGTTTCGGCGGGAACCAATGCCTTGATCGCAAAGCACTCAGATACAGTCCCAGCTACTAGCAACTCGTCATAAAGTCTCTCTAGGTCCAGCGGCGTGGCGGTGTAACCAATGATCGTCGCTCCGGCGGCAACGTGGTCTTGCATGATTCGTTGCATGGCCCCGCCGGTCTGACAATGGGCCTCGTCGATCAATACCCGCGATGCCCGATGCAACTCGCGGCTTTCGGCCTTGTAGACCTGAGACAACTCGGAAGGCGTCATGCAAAGCTGTACGTTTCTCAGAAGTGCCCTCTCGTGGCCCGATGCCCGACGCCCAAAGTCGATTCCTGCTTTTTCTAGGACGCCAGCCGTTTGATCGTAGAGCATCTTACGCTGAGTATAGAGGGCGGTCGGCTCATTTTGTTCCACCGCCCACTGAATCACGTCTACCATCGAGAGCGACTTACCGCTGCCAGTGGGCGACGTGACACACAGCCGCTTGACGCCGCGCTGGATTGCGTCCAGCACGCCGTCAAACGCCCGTCTCTGATTCGGCCAACGGCCTTCCGGTAGATTCATGTTCGCGCCGCCTGCTTCCATTCCTTGAGTGTGGCCATCGGCGTCTTGATCTCGCCGATGAGTTTGCGGTGAAGGTTGCCGTGCGGAAATTGTCGGTTGAGTTCGTCCGTCCGGTTGAGTGCCTTGCCGAGCAGTCCCTCGATCTCACCCCACAAGCGCGGGTCTTTCTTCTGTGCGCCGGACTTCGGCGCGGCGGGTGGTTTGGCGGTGCGAACCGACTTCGCCTTTCCGCTCTTGACCGCACTTGCCACCCTACGTTGTTCGGCTGGCGGCAACTTGGAAAGCGCCGATAGTTCCGCTTTGGAGTCGCCCGATGGCGTGCCGACCAATGTAGTGGCGGCCTTGGGGTCTAGGTTGTCCGCTATGGTCTGATCGTGGGCGACGGTGCTGGCGGCTTTCCCGGTTTTTTCGGCGGTGTCCGTTACGAAGGATGCCGAATCGGCAGTCTTGGCTTTTCCTCCACCCGCCTTGCCCGGCAATCCGCCTTGTTTCGCTGCTGGGTGTAGTGCCTCGTATAGTTCCTTCCGATGGGCCAGGGCCAGCAGTCGCTCGGCCTCGATGTAGTCCTCTCGCATCAGGTTCTCATCCAGGGTGGCAAGTTCCGCCGCCGCCCCTTCCAACTTTACAACCTTTGCGGGGACGGTTGACCAGCCGAGGCTTTTACAGGCCGCCAATCTCCGCTGCCCGGCCAACAGTCGGTCGTCCTCGTCGATGAGAATGGGATGATCCAGGCCGGTTGCCGCAATCGACTCAGCCAAAGCCGCAATGCCTTCCGCCTTGAAAGTTCTCGGATGGAGTGGTGGCTTTACGTCTTTGATCGCCACCATGCGGGTAAACCAGTTGGGGGTAGTCATGCGGCACCTGCCTTTCTCTTGAGAATAACGTAGAGTTTTCCGCGTACATAAGACCGCATGTTCCGCGTCATCGTCACGGATTCGCTTTTCAGAATGTCAGAAATGAGCGCGGTAAGTTTCGCTTCGCGTGTGGTTGCCATATTGGGCATCCTTTCCTGGTAAGGTTATGCGGGGGGGCGTTTATCCTTCAATTCACCCAACGCTTCGCTGGCAATACATGCTTTGCACCATGAGTCGGCACCGTCGATGGCTCCCTTGATGCGTCCATTGATCTGGCAGTTGCCGGAAGTAAAATGTTCGCATTGTGGTCCAGCGATTAGGCGTAGGGCAATGGCGAACCTAGCGTTCAGTTCCTTGTGAAACTGCAATTCTCTATTCACAATCTCCTCCGTTACGCCGGGGCGGCGGTTTCCTCGAACTTGTCCAACTCGGCCCGCCGCGCCGCTATCAGGCCGGTGGCAACTTTCTGTCGGGTGGCATCGAAATATGCCCCGGCGAGTTTTTCCATCTTGTCGAGCGTTTCGGCTGACGTTGCGGTTTCCAGCTGCACGGTCAGCTTGTCAAACATCTTCTGCACGAGTTGCCCGGTCAGTTCCGTCAACACGGGTTCGGAGAATGACGACGCCTTGAGTCGGTCGGCCAACTCACAAAGGGCCGGCCACTTGTCGGCGGCGGCGATGTCCCGCTCGGCGGCGGCCTTCTTGGTAGCCTCGGCGTCGGGCTTCTGTCCGTTGGTCTTGGCGGGTGGCTTGCGGGCGGGCGGTTTCTGGGTTTCATTTGCTGGTAATGTTGGCTTGTCTCCGCTATCAGGATCGTCGTTGTCGCCGGTCGGTATCTGGAATAGGCCGCGCATGAATTGCTTGAGCGCGTAGCTTTGCGAACTGCCGAAGGCTTGTGCGCCAGCAGCCGGCACGATCACCGTGCGATGTAGGGGGCCGTAGGTCACGCCGCTGGCATGGGCGAGCGTGAACCCCCAGCGGACCCGGAGAAAGTTCGATGTGCCTTCCCGGTCGGCCTTGGGTGCCTGGGTGATTTCGACATCTTCCTCTTCCGCAAGAATCATCAATCCGGCGGCGGCACATAGCGGGCCGGTAGACTCAAGGAAATTGTCGATCGACGTGTACATATACTTTTGGAACTTGTTCTCGTCGGTCCGAGTCAGGCGCTTGACGTTGCGCATCACATTCACCACGGCGGCGGCGATGGCTGGCGGCATGGCGGGTATAGGCTCGAATGGTCCGTCTGGGTCGTTGTCGATCTGTTTGGGAGTCATTAGCGGTTCCTCTCAGGGTATCCCTGCACCATGCGCAGGTTGTCATCCTCGTCGGTCCAGGTCTTGAATCCTCGGTCCCTATCGCGTAGGAACTGCTCGTCGCTCTCCGGTTCCGGTACTATTGGCAGTTGCGCCGTGAATCGCACCGTGGCCGGAAATGTTCGCTCGCCACGCATCCGCCAGTAATCGCGGGCGTGCATCGAGCCGTAGGCGTCTATGATTTTGGGTGCCATGTTATCTGTTACGCCAGCCGACGATTATCATGGCGTTCTCCTTTTCGCTTTCTTTGCATCCCTGGCGATGTCGCGCGCGATGGCGGCAACCATAACGGCAGCGGCGGATTTCGATTCGTCGATGCCACTATTATCGCCCGCGCGTGCGGCCCCTTTCGCACAGCGAACGGTCCAGTACGCTCGCCCGATGCCATCATCGCACAGCCGCACTCTGAATAATGGGCAGGCGCGGCAACCGTAATAAATCTCACAATAGCCGCAGGTGTCAGCGCCAAGTGGCGTGTCTGCCTGGACTCCCTCCGCAGCGATTTTCCTCCACTTCGCGAGGCTCTTCTTTTTCATGGCAGCAATTTGTTTGGAGGTCATGGCGTCGGCTCCTTCGCTAGGGCAATCGCAGCGTGTAGTCTCCGGTAGTTCTCGGCGCGAATCGGCCAGCGGCGTTGTCCCAAGTCGTCCGGCCTGCCGGTTGCGTCGTCAAGGATCGCCTTAGCAACCGCCAGCAGTTCGTCGTGCGCGTTGACAGCGCGCAGAATCAGATCGGCGTTGGCACGCATCTCGGCCTCGTTGTTCACGTGCGGAAAGCCGCCGCGAGTGCCGGTCATCATTTCGACCTGCCCGATTAGTTGCTTGCCCTTGGCAATCATCAAATGTGCAGAAACCCAGGCTTCACCGCCCAAATCTCCAGGGTCAACCGCAAACGGTTTCCCGTTGTACGACGGATGCAGATTCCAGGGCGTTTCGGTGTGAACACTCATTTCGGCTCCTTTGCCTTGGCTCATTGTCCTGTCGCCTCCCGTAGCTCGGCTAACGCCCGAGCCAGTTTCGCGGTCAGCATCGGTACGGCTATCCGCTTGCCCTCGGCCAGGTCGCCCCGCACAAACAGACCCCAGCCGACATCGCCGATGCTCGCGTACACCCAACATTTGCCGTCGCCATATTCCGTCACTTTGATCCATCGCCCCACGCCAAGAAACAGTTGCGAGGTTTTACGAATACGCTCCTCAGTAGGGGCATCGGCGGTCCACTGTAGCTGCCGGCGGTCCTCACGGATTGCGTCGGCAACCTTCTCGGCAAGGGGATCGTCGTAGCGCAGCGAATCGCCCGTAGCTAGTTCGCACGGTGAAATGTCAGGCATCGGTCAGTTCCTTTTCTGTTTGTACTCCGGTGGCAACGATGCTGCCGGGATGGTGTTGGTCGTGCCCAGCCTTTTGTTGCGGGCCTTCTCGCGTTCGATCTGTACGTTCGGTGGGAAGTCAAACCCCAGGCGGATACCGCCGTCTTGGAATCGAACAAACTTAACCGAAGCGTCCCCGACGAAAATCCTCTCGCCGATCCTTGCGCCTAAAACTAACATTGGATTCCTTTCCTACGTTTGGTCACGACACGGGCAGACTCAGCACCGCCACCACAATCGCGGCGGCAAGGACCAATAGGTCAAATGCGATTTTCATAGCACGCTCCTAAAGTTAAAAAGCCCCGAGGCCCGGCGTGGGCATGACGCGGCGGCCGTGCCGCACAACGGGGCGAAATGTTCGACTGGAGGGTTCATGGCATGACCGGGGGCTTGAGCGAATAGACCAGTTTCTCTGCGAGTTCTACCGTTTCCGGCCTACAGAGACACGTGCTCTGTTCATTCCAGCAGCCGACCAAATGGTAGAAAGCGCGTGCCTCCCCCTGCGTTTCCAGGGTGATGACAACCTGTTGCGGCACGAAGACCGGGGGCGAAGGTGACAATGCAGTCTGTGTGACTTTCACGATTTACTCCTAGTACACGGGGCGAAAGTTGAAAACCCGCCGCCCCAGCCCAACATGGAGGTAGCCAAGAAGTAGCCGGGACGACGGGGGGTGTAGTGTAGATCATGGACATGGGGGTCGGGGATTAGGGATTTTCTGGATTTTCCAGTTCGGCGATCTTAGCTTTTAATGTGGCGTTCTCGGCCTCCAGTTCTGTGATCCGTTGGCGCAAGCGGCCGATCTCGTCGCGCTTGGCCTGCTCCAACCTGGCCCGTTCACGGCGAGCCTCTTCCAGTTGTCGCTCCAACTGTTTCCGCGTTTCGGCCACGGCCATTCGCGGTTGCCGGGTCTGGGGCGTATCGGCCTCGTTGGCCCGCAACATTTCCCGCAGCATTTTGCCCAGACGGCCGTCACTCCATTGCCGGCGGCGCGGGTAGTGCGAGAGCATCGCCCGCAGGTCAAGAAAGCCGAGACAAAGGTCGTCAACGTATTCGTCCAGCAATTCGGCAGCGCGGAAGTCGTCGAGGTTGCCGCAGGCCTGGCGAAATTCGCCGTCGTCGAACACTGCGCACAGGATCGTGGCACGGTCAAACGCCTTCGCGCCGCTGCGGCCTCGCAGTTTTTTGGCCTCCAGCAATCGCCGTTTGTATGGCGTCATGGAATCGTTCTCGGTCGGTTTGGTCGCAAGCATGGATCGTTCTCCTCATTCGTTTTGCGAAAGCCGCCACTCGCGCGCAATCGCCGGGACAATACTTTCGGCGGGCCGACACGACCGCGCCGCACAGCAAACAATGTGTAGTCACCCTTGAATTGACGCTGCTCTCCACCGCCATCGTCGATAAGGACGGGCTGATGTCCCTGTAGTCACCCTTGAATTGACGCTGCTCTCCACCCGGGAGGCCGTCGGCTGGGTCGAGAACCTCTCCTGTAGTCACCCTTGAATTGACGCTGCTCTCCACCGCTGTAGAATTGGGCATAGAGATACCTTTCCCCTGTAGTCACCCTTGAATTGACGCTGCTCTCCACCCTGAGCCTTGGCCACCCATGGAGTACCGCCCCTGTAGTCACCCTTGAATTGACGCTGCTCTCCACCCCCGGCGCCATACGGCTACAAACTTGTACCCTGTAGTCACCCTTGAATTGACGCTGCTCTCCACCCTTGCGGGAGTTTGGCCGGCGTTTGGGACTCCTGTAGTCACCCTTGAATTGACGCTGCTCTCCACCATTCTCGTACAGCGTCCTGGTGCTGAACCCCTGTAGTCACCCTTGAATTGACGCTGCTCTCCACCCACGAACGGCCTCCTAGCCCAACGGTATGCGCCTGTAGTCACCCTTGAATTGACGCTGCTCTCCACCAGTTGCACCGTCGCACCGCAACCCCGAATTGCCTGTAGTCACCCTTGAATTGACGCTGCTCTCCACCTCCAAACCCCCTGGGCCCAATCCGATGTCAGCCTGTAGTCACCCTTGAATTGACGCTGCTCTCCACCCCGTATTCGTGGAGGCTGCCAGTAGGTCGCCCTGTAGTCACCCTTGAATTGACGCTGCTCTCCACCCGGCGGCGCAGATTCCCGACAAGCACGTCCTCCTGTAGTCACCCTTGAATTGACGCTGCTCTCCACCTCATCTAACCGAACCCATTACACCGGCACGGCTTCCGGTTGTTTCTTTTCGCGGAAACGCCGTTCGCCAACCTTCTTGACCAACACTTGAATCCCGTTTTCCTGGCAAATCCGGCTGAGTTGTGCCTGCATCTGATACCAGTCCCAGCCCGTCGAATCTATGCGTCCGCAAATCTTTCCGGCGTTCGCCAGAAATCGGCTATCCCGCCAATCGTCCGCCGGCTGATACACCACCAGCCGCCCGATCCCCTCCGCCCGCAGCCGCTTGGCGATCTCCGCCGCGAGTTGACCGTTCCACGTTTTTACGAAATCACGCCACCGTCGCGTCAACTTCTCTCGCCATGCCAGAACGACTCCACGGCCGTGACCCTTCTTGGCCGACGAAGCGTAACGATACGATTCGCTCTTGCCGAATCGCTGGACCGTCAACTGCCGCCGGACGTGGCGAACGTCGTTGCCCCGCCGCAGACGCTTCCATGTTCGGCCGCCGAGCCGCAATAAAATCGGCGTGTTCGCGCCAGCCGAGAGGAACGCCGTGCGATCCCCGTCCAGTGCCGGCAACTCCGCTTTCGGCATCTGATAGCAAATGTGGGCATACCACAGCCCCTTCCGGCAAACCAAATCTGACGCGCAGAACTTCCAGTCGCCCTTGGCGATGTTCCACAGCGCGGCCCGGATCGCCGCGCAGCTCCGCCCGCCCGTTTTCAGTTTCAATCGGATCGGAACCAGACCTTGCGCATCGCCAGGCTTCTGCTCCAGCCGCACTTCCAAGCGCCACTCCTCGCGCTCTTCTCCGGCGGTAGGCAAAATCAGTTTGCAGTTGCTCGTATGAAATGGCACGGGCAAAGATCGAGACGATTGCGGGAACTCGCCGCACCCCGCCAAAATAATCATCCATCGTGGATAGGCCGACCGGCTAGCGGCGCTTTGCGTCAGGCGCTTCATCGCCTTTTGCGTTGCCAACCCCACGGGCTTCGTGCCGAGAGAAAAATGATCGACGCGCAACGCCGCGTAGATTTCACGACTCATCGCCGCATCGCACGGCTTCACCGGGCACGGCACGCGGGCGGCCGGTACGCGCTCGGCTTGTGGCGTCTTGACCCAGGCCAGATTCGCGGCCATCCACTGGCGCACTGTGAGGTGGTTGCCCGCCGCGTAGTGCAGCCGCAGCCAATGCGCCGCCCAATCGTTAGTGGCCGCCTGAATCTGTTGAGCCACGGCGGCGAGCCGCTTTCTTTCCTCGGGCCAATCGCCCTCGGAGCCGACCACGGCTACGCGAATCACGCGGACAGTTTTTTCAGCGTGCGATCCCATGTTCCTCTCCTAAAAAAGGTGACTCTGGCGAGCGCTACACGGCGCGCGAAGTCCGCAGCTATTCCCGCCTTCGAGACGTACAGGACGCCTCAGTAGTTTCACTATGTTTTTCTGGCCCCCGAAAGTCAGAATCGCGGCATCGGCATCTTCGGCTGGGCCGCCGCGCCGAGAGCTAATCGTTAAAGTCCTACTACAAACCGGGGGGGTATCCGATAATCTGTACCGCCATGACGTGTAGCAATTCCAGTCTTTAGGGGGGACGCAAGAAACATTATCGGACGTTGGAGGGGGGGTATGGTAATGCAGAAAAGCCGCCGGCGGGATTGGCCCGCCGAGTTCAACACGGTCCCCAACGGGGGGCAGAGTCACGAGCGCGGATCGTGACGCGACGGCATTTTTTCGGCTGGGGTCGTTCTGAATTGCGGAAGCCATCGGCATCCTTTCCGTATTGAACTGGGAGCAAAATACCATACTCCGAAAAACCTGTCAAGAAGATTCTTTTCGGATTCTTGTTACGATTTTGGGAAACGTAACACTTACCGCACCAGGGCCGAGGGCGTGGTGTGCAACGCCACGGCCAGCCTCTGGATCGTGGCCATCGACGGGTTGCGCACGCCCCGCTCTAGCTGCGAAATGCTCATAATGTGAAACCCCAGCCGGTCGGCGAGTTGCCGCTGGGTAAGGCCGGGGGGGTTGCTTTTCACGCGGCGCCGAGGCATGATGGATGAGGGCAACTACCGGGGAGGACGTGACGATGAATGGTCTGACCTTTAGCGGTTGCGCACTTTTGATCGTGGGGATCATCGCGGCTTGCGGTGGCATGATGATGGACTGTTTCGCGTCTACGCCCTATGGCCCGGTTTACAATCTAAGCCGTGGGCATCAGCAGAACATGATCGTCGGCGCGGGCGCAACGGCAACCTTGGCCGGCGTGATCTTGTTTGGATTCGGCGCACTGTCCCCGAAGGCGCGGCCATTGCCTAAACATGGACGGCAGAAGAGAGCGGACTTGCTGCGGCAATACAAAATCAAACCGCGCCCGGAAAGGCCGCAGGATGATTTTCTCGATTCGCTCCGCTGAGTCACCACTTCCGCTTGCCGTCGTGGCAACCGCGAAGGCAGTGGCCGTGTTCCTGCTTGTAAGCCGTCAACTTCTCGCGCTCAAACTCTGGTATCAGTCGGCAGCCGGGGGCACGACGACGCGGTGAACACGTGCTGCATTTCGTCTCACAGCCATCGGTCCAATCCTCGCACGCCAAGCAAATCGCCTTGCGCCGGGCTATCTCTTCCGGCGTCGGCGGCTCGGGACACTGTGCAATCGTCTTGCGGCCGGGGAATATCTTTACTCTCCGCTGGCATCGGCGACAGATGCCGTCATCGTCCAAATCGCAAAGCATCGTCGTCATGCGTGTACTCGCCAAGATGCGCCCGACCACACACATGCAGCAGGAGGTTGGTAGTCGTACTGATATTGGGCTGGCCCAAGTGTCACGTCCAAGTTCAAGCAGTCCACCGGATCGGTTCCTAGATCAAGCAACCACCATGATCCGTTAGTCAGAGGCTGATACCAGATATAAACATTCAGTGACAACCAAGTGTGTCCACTATCCTGGTAGATCGAGATTTCAATTCCAAAGTCGTCACCACCGGCACACGAAAATATAGCCGTCCAATAACAAGGGTAAGGCATCTGGTCAAGAACTAAACTGGCACTGTTGTATGGAGTACAATCACAATCAGAATCTACTATGCCACTCGGCTCGACATACAGAATCGCGGTGGCATTGTTCCCCGTGCCGCCGCACTCGGGACATTCAACTCTATTGCAGCAGCAGTCCGGGTCCATCGCCACATTGCCCGATGGAGCAAACAAAATCGTGCCAGGCGTCTTGAATTGAACGGCCATTATGCGCTGCAATCATCTCCAGTGTGCCAGGCAACTGCCGCCTGTACGGCTTCAATCGGGTTGACGCGAACGCCCCGCCATGTGTGCTTGAGGTCCAGCCCGTCTACAGATTCCGCAACCTCGAAATCTTGATCGACCATAACCACGTTGGTAATGTCCCAGCTGCTTCCGTTGCGGGTGATCTGGCACAAGGCATCGTCGGCCAAATAGAAGTTCCACGGATTGTTGACGCTGAGTTCAGTTGTCGCCGCAGGCACTGGGCTCCACCCATCATCCGTAGCGGTCACCGCGTCTACTGTGCCAGTCGAACCCGAGATAGCTGCCTTCGCAGCCCCCCGGCACACTCTCGCTAACCCCTTCTCCACGATCCGCCCCAGCAGCACCTTGTTGGTCGCGTCGACGATCCCCGCCACGACGATCCCCCAGTCGGCCCGCGTGTAGGTCGTGTTGGCGTCGCCATTGCCCGTCGAGCCCTTGCTCGCGTACCATTGCGATTCGGTCGGCCCCCACAGTTCGCCCACGGCCGGCGTCCCTGCATCGTACAGCACGCGCACAACGCCAGTGGCATAGCATTGGCCGTAATCCTTATCGGCCACGGCTACCGGACCATTGACGGCGTAGAGTTTACGGTAGGTGCTGCTGGGTTTGGCCGCCTTCACGTAGGGAATCGTATCGAGTGCCCCGCCGTCCGTAATCGCCATGATGCCGTAAGCGGGAACTTCCGCGCCCGAGGCATTATAGAAGGTGACGCTCGGCACTTCGGTCGGCTGGCCGGTGTCGGCATCGTGGCCGCCGACGTTCTGCGGTTGGACCTTCCACCAATTAAGCAGCGACCGCAGTTTGCGGATCGAATCGCCGTCGATGGTGTAGCCGGTAGCCATCGCACCCGCCTTTCGTTAGGCGGCATTTTCCGCAATGTTTACGGCCACCAGCAGGCCCAGGGCTTGCGTGCCCGTGCTGCCGGCCACCGTCACCTTGGACATCAGGACATCCCCCTGCGCAAGCGTGGGCGTGCCTGAGAGCGTCAAGACGTGCGGTGTCCGCGAACCGCCGTGGGTCGAATTGAACACCACGGTTCCGGTCAGGATCGAAGTGCCGGTGGTCCCGCCCGTCGATTTCAGCACGTCTACCGTCACGGTGCGGCCGGTGCTGGCAGCGGCCGTGTAAACCATCGCGTACCCCGACAACACTGTGCCGGCGCGGTAGGCGTAGTGGAGCATCGAACGATTCGCAACCACCGCAGAAGTAGCACCTTGAATTGACGTGGCCTGATAGCGGTGCTGCGCCTTCGTGTGGGCAATAGCCGCCCCAGAGTTGACCATATCATTGGTAATGGTTGCCGAGGGCAGCGTGACCGTCCCGTTGAATACCACGTCGCCGGGAAAGTTGTAGTCGTTTTCCATCCGCGAAACTGATGCCATAGCAATTCTCCTTATAGGTCGAGGCCGTTCATGGCCTTCTTCTCGTACAGGTTAAACTCTAATTCGTCTGGATTTTGCCCCTCAGTCAAGCGCACGCCCTTTTGCGGAGCGGACCCGGATTTTCCTGACGACAACGCCACCTGCCCGCCGGTCGCCAATCCCGTCTTATCCCGCACGGCAACCTTAATGAGTTTGGTTGCATCGTTCGGATCGACGATCATTTCGTTTGGCCCCACGTCGGGAATCTTTGTCGGGTTCCAACCGCTCTGCTTGTATTCCAGGGTATAGGAAATGCGATAGCAAGGATCGCCGTTCTCCCAAAACTTCTGTGAGGAAATGTCGGCCATACGGAGCGTGCCAATGGCGAACTGCTCATAGTCGATAGATACTGCATCTAAATTGACCTTATCCACGTAGCTGGCGGCCACTTTTGCTACAAAGGGATAGTCATTCTTCGTCACGACCACTCGCATATTGATGCGGTCGATTGTTGGCGGCGGATCGAACTTGTCGCCGCAGGAATTGAGGATCGGCTTACCGTTTCCCCCTTCGTCTTTTTCCGGCACATAAGGATAGCGAACGCAGGACCACTGATATTCCTTCGACCGTAGCAAAGGGTTGGGCTGGTTCTGGTCCGCCGGATTGCTTGACCCCGGAGGTTTGTTGGAGTCCGGCGGGGCCAATTCATACTTGACCGTAACTTTCCAGACGCTTGAGTTTTCTGTTTCCTGCGCATCAAGCGACGTGCATGTTGCCCCGGCACTGTCGGTATCGCCGATGTCTGGCAAGTCCGCACACGCGCAAATCGTGTACTGGGTGTCGGTAGACGTAGCCCCGCGCACCGTCCAGACTTCGGTCGTCTCGGCGGCGTTGTTTTGCTTCGGTCCCCCGCGCCGCGAGGCCAAGTCACGTTTGGCTGTGAGGCTCATAGGATGGCGACCCCCGGCGGCTTGATATTGTCCCGTATCTCACGTTGCACCGTCAGCGATTCCTCTTCCTTTTTCAACTGCGCTTCTAACAACGCGGTCTGGCGAGTTGTCTCTGTGCCGCGCTCGCGGGCTAACTGTTGCTGATAGGCTTGCACCGAACCGGCCTCGAAGAATCCGCCAAGTTTCCCCGGCTCCATCCCCTTGCCCATCTCTTGAACGGTCTTACTTCGCAACCCGGCAACGGCCCCGGCGTACTGCGCCTGATTGATCGCCCCCTTGCGAAGGCCATCGTTCAAGAGGTCCATGTCCTTGCGGAACTCAACCAGCGGATCGCTGATAGTCAACCCCTCTGCAATTCCTTTGATCTTATCCACCCAGTTCTTGTATTCGCGTGCGGCCTCATCGCGCCAAAATTGCTCCCGTTTGTCGGCTTCCTTATTGCGCACTGCCGCATCCGCGACCGTAGCTTGTCCCATTAAATGCGCTGATCCTCCCATGCCTATTGACCGGACAAACTCAACTGCCGTCTGTACTTTTGGCCCTATTAAGGCATCTACAAACTTATCCAATGCCGCCGCCGCCCGTTCTCCGCGTCCGGTGTATTCCGCACCCAATACCGGAGTATTCGGCGGAGTTGGTATGCGGGGCACTTGTGGCCCACCACTTGCCCAGCCAAAAAATGGTAGCATCGCCCAACCGGCTATCTCGCCGGTGATCTTCTTAGCGAAGTTCCATGCATTTTCCCACGCCGTTGACACTCCCTTTACTCCCAACTGCGCGCCTTCGGTAAGTTGCATCTTCCCCATCTTGGTCTGATAGTCAGCAAGACTGATGTTGAGCTTTGCCGCTTCTCTTTCATCGGCCCGTAAATCATCGCCGAATCTCTTGGCGACAATGCCCAGCCCCGTCAACACGCCAACAGTTCCAAGTCCCGCCGCCGATATTCCCGTCAGTGAACTCGCGGCGCCCTCGAATGCGCTCGCCAGCCGCACGTTGCCACCGCCAAATAGTCGAGAGGCGATCCGCTTTCCGAGCGATTCTAGTTTATTCCCGGCTGCCTCCGTATGTGTCGTCACGTTACCAGCGAACCCCTTCGCCGTCTCTCCGGCCTTGCCGAGTTTGGTGTCGAACTCCGCCGTGTGGGCACTGAGTTTGACTACCAGGTTTCCGACGACGTTGCTGGCCATTATGCACCCCAGGCAGCGGCTAATTGTTCGGCTATCTTACGCATGGCTTCATCGCTCTGCTGCGTCGGCTCGTTGTTTTGCAACGCCCGCACGTAAGGCATGTAGTCTATCGGCCTGTCTGGTTGCCCCTTCGTCCGGTTGCACGCATCCAAAAGTGAACAAAGGATGCCGATGCTCAGGTCCGCACGCTCCGGTCCCCACGGGTCGATCTGGTACAACGCCTCCCACTCTTGCAATTCCTCCGCCGTCAGTTCCTCGTACAACTCCCGCCGCGAAACAAGTCCCAGTGTGCGGGCCAACAACAAATGAAAACGCAAGTCGGCCCGCTCTCTCAGTTTTTTACGATGCCCTCAGTGGACTCCGCATCGAGCTTATTGTGTTTCTGTGCCGCCTCCAAGAGCCGGTTGAACAGGCCGATCTGCGAATGGTCCCACAACCGCAACTCATCTGCGGTGAACATCGCTTTGCCCGCTTCGTCACAGAGCGTCATGGCCAGCAGTTCGCAAGCAGCGTCCAGGTTCCGTTGCGGGTCGGGTTCATCCTCTTCATTTTCATCCTTAGGAAGGATGTCGCGTAGGCGAACCATATCGGCGGCTGAAATGCGTTTGATCGACACGCTGCCATTCCACTCGGGAACGTCCACCGTCAATAGCGGCCCGCGCAACGCCCCTTGTATCTGCTCTTTCGTCAGCACGTTTCACGCTCCTATCAGGTTGACTTTGCAAAACTCAGGCTGGTGGTGATCTCCCCGTCCATGCTGCCCTTGATGTCGTTCCCAATGCACACGGCCGTTCCGATAGTGGCGGTCTTGCCGTCAAACCACGTCAGAGCCAATGTACCAACATCCTCGGGCATGACGGTGGAACTGCCCACAAGATCAATAGTGGCTGCCAGTTTCTTTTTTCCGGCGACCACCGCATGTTGTGCTTCGGTGGAACTGCTTACGAGTACCTCGGCGGCCGACTCTGTAAATGAGATTCCCCGCAGTTGCCCGATGGCCGATCCGCTCGGCCACGTTACCGCAGAACCGTTGAAACCTTTATTTGCCATGATGGCGCTCCTTCGTTATGTACTTGCCTTGGCGAACTTAAGTGACGTGGTAATCTCACCATCCATCGAACCCTTCACGTCACGTCCAACGCATACGGCTTTGTGAAGGCCGACTTCCGTCCCCTTGTCAAAGAACTTGATCCCCAGGTGGCCCGTGGTGCAGGTAACGACCGTCGTCCCGCCCACCAGATCGACGGTGCAAGACAGCCGCTTCTTTCCCGCCACCGACATGTGGTTCGCATAGGTCGAGCCGGTCACGTCGATGTCCGCCGATGCCCCCGACCACGAAATGCCGCGAAGCTGTCCGAGCGCCGCCGTTGTCGTTGGCCACGTTACGATGGTTCCGTTAAATCCCTTATTCCCCATGATGGCTCTCCTTTATGATCCGTGCCAAACGGTATAGTCTTGGCTTACCGTGTAAAACTCTGGTTCCTCTGTGCCGCCGCCAATCGGCCCGGCGACATCGTTCTGATTTTCCAGGTGCCAAACGCACCCTGCCGAATCGGCAAATCCGCTCATCGTTGACGCCACTAAATCGCCCAGGGCCTTCGCGCCCGCGTAAGTGCTGGCGATACAATCCAGGGCAATGCTCATTTCCGACGTGCCTGACGTGCCACCCGCATAGTTGCTCGGCCGGTCCCCGCTAATCTCCCACACAATGCAGGGCAAGGCGGCGTTCTGCGGCCGGATCATCGGGTACACGCGCGTGCCGACAATCGCCGAGATGGTAGACGTGCCTTTCAGTTTCGCTACCAGCCGAGTTTCCGGCATTACTGCTTCACTCCGTTGGCCTGCGCCAGTTTCGCCGCCTGCTCCTCGACACCCTTCTTGATTTCCAACTCCAGGGTTATCGCAATCGGTGTCTTCATATCGGCCCATGCCTTCGAGAGCATCGGGCGTGGCGTTGTCATGCGATTGGCACCGCCCTTGTCCGTCGCTATTTTCCCGCCACCGCGAATCGGCCGTCCGAAAGCCCGGTTGGTGGTTTCCTTCCCCTCAAGAATCTGGCCGGTATTCATGTTCACCCACGCGCCGCGCCAAGTGACCCACTTCTTTTTGCTGCGTCCCCGGCCGGGCATCGTGGCTTTGCCTTTGACCCATCCCTGCTGATTCAGCCACCGCTTTCCCGCTGCCGAAATACCCGGCCCCTGCGCAGGTTTGATTATCTGTCCCCACTTGCCCAACACGGCCGGTTGCCCAACCGTGCCGCCGGTAACGATTCGATGTCCCAACTCCACAAGATGCCCGTAACTTCCTTCTGGCCACTTGAACCCAGCCGCCACAAATACCGTCCCACCTCTTCCCGATCCGCTCTGCGCGCCCTTGCGATACATCTTCACCCGAACACCAGCCGTTTCATGCAAGTGCTTAGGATGCTTGCTCTTATAGCCTTTGCTCTCCGCTTCCCGAAAAACGCGATAGGCATACATCCGGGTTTGCGAAGACAACATGCGGCCCGCTTCTTCCAACGCTGGCTTCAAGATATTGAACGCCGTGGCAGCCGGCAGATCGGCCAGCACCTTTAGAAAAGGCTCCAGGCCCTCAATCTGTACCGGACTCGATGCCGACGCCATTATTCCGCTCCGTTCAACAACTCATTCACGGCCCCGATCAATTCCTCGACCGTCCCGCGAATCACCATCGGCTTCTGCCCGCCGCACCACAGGTCAACCGTGCCCTCTTCGTCGCCCTCTTCCACTCTCGCAACCTCTTCCGGGTTTATGCCCACCATCTTTTCCTCAGGCGGTTCGCTCGCACTGGTTCTTACCAACACCGTCACGGGCAGCAGCATCAGACGATCTCCGCACACATAACGACCAACTGCCGATCCCGCTCTTCCGTATTCAGCACGCTCTCCACATTCAATACCCGGTCTCCATATTTCAGCCGCGCCCGTGGTACAACCGTTGCCGTGTAGTGCATTTCCACCCGATGCGTCACCTTTTCGCTCGCCTGTCGTGCGATAGTCAGTTCATTGCCAGATAGCGGCGTAATGGCCGCTTGGACCGTCTCGGCCGTGGCCCAGGTCTTCGTCG